AGAGGAGAGTCAGTGGTTGCTGCAGAATTTCGTGAACTATGGATATGCGTTCAGCGGAGGTTGATGTGAATGTTGCTGTGACTGGCGCTGGAGGTTTCATAGGTAGTCATCTCGTGACGTTGTTGCGCAAGGATGGTCATTATGTCGTCGGGATCGACAAGAAGCCGGAGTCGGAGTGGACGAAGGCTGACATTCCTGTAAATCTAGCTATCTGCACTGACGTCAATCACGTTGCGAACTGGTATGGAAGCTACGATACGATCTATCACCTTGCAGCCGAGGCGAGGATTCAACCGAGTTTTCGAGAACCGATGTTGCATGTGAGGACGAACGTTCATGGTACGGCAGCAGTGCTTGAGGTTGCTAGGGAGTGTGGTGCGAGAGTAATCTACGCAGGTAGCAGCACTGCCGATGATGACGTTGCGAAGAACGTGTATGCGACGACGAAGAGGCAGGGCGAGATGCTCTGTTCTGCCTGGAGTCGAGCGTTTGGGTTGTCGACTGCAGTGGCCAGGTTCTACAATGTGTACGGTCCTCGACAGGTGAGGACAGGTAAGTATGCCACTGTGATCGGAATATGGGAGGATCAACTTGAAAGAGACCAACCGTTGACGGTGACTGGAAGTGGAACACAGAGGCGCGATTTTACTCACGTGTATGATATCGTCTCTGGGCTTGCTGCCATTGCCGAGAAGGGTAGAACAGACGGGTACAAGTATTCGATTGGAAGCGGAAAGAATCATTCGATCATCGAGCTCGCAGGTAGGTTGGTTGAACAGGATTACAATAAGATCATGATGATTCCTCGACCTCCTGGTGAATCTGAATCGACTCTGGCTGACCTTACTGACATGAGGTTGCTAGGGTGGGAGCCACAATACGACGTCAATGATTACATAGACAGTATAATATAAGCAATATGTCCATTCTTGACAATCTTCCGCACACGTGCACTGCATATCGCCGAGTGACTACGAGCGACGAATATGGTGGTGCCTCTAATACAGAGACGACTCTGTTTACGGATCGACCTTGTTGGCAGCAGTGGGACAAGGATCGACAAGTCGATTGGGAGTACGACAAGGACCATATGCGAATGCGGGCGAGATTGTACTTTACTTCTGACCCTGAACTGTGCGAACAAGACGAAGTGCTTGTGACTGGTAAGTTGCCTGATGGCACCGCGATCGACCCTGTTCGTTGGGAAGTGATCAGCCGAGCTCAACCTGACGCTACTGCTGGTCTTTCGATTCTGTTCAGGGTTCTGATCGAATACAAGACCGGAGATCAACCCTGATGCGCATCAATTGTAATGATATTGGCGACTTCGAGAAGAACATCGAAAATCCTGGGACGGTCGTGTTCAACAAGTCGGTGTGGGTTTCGATTACGAAACATATCGTTGGAGATCAAGGTGGAGCGATCAAGGATGCTGCGAAGGTTCGAGTCGTGTTCAATGCCGGTTGTATCTTGTGGTTCCAGGATGAAGGGCAAGGGTCGATTGAGTTTGCCTTTGATTGTGGCGTCGACTATCAGTGTGAAGGTGATTGCCCGGCGTCGAAGGATGCAGAGAATATGAAAAAGAAGATCGAAGAACTGTGTAAAAAGCACAACCTGGCTTGCCTGCCAGGTATCATGGACCCTAACTGAGAAGAACGATGAGCGACAAATTAGCAGCGGAGAGAGTTGTTAGTGACTTTGAGAAGAGTCGCGAAAGTGAAGGTTGGATGGTTGCGTTGTTTCGCCAGGAAGGCGACAAGATATTCCTTGAGAGAACGACTCACAAGTTCAAGATCGTTAATTTTGATAAGGCGATTGGATTGTTCGCAGACAGCCTTGCGAAAGAGCGACATAGGTTGGTCGATGCCAAGGAGATTCCAGCCGACCCGATTCCTCTGATGATCGCATCTGAATTCGACGAAGGTGCTCCACCTGAGGATGATGAAATCGAAGAACAAGCTCAGGATAACGATGGCAATGTCGTCGTGCCGAATAGCCCAGAGCAGATCGAGGCGGCTCGATTGAATATTCTTCGAGAAGAATGAAAGAAGAACGATGATGTTTTTGTGGCGATGGTTTGGACGTCTCAGGATGACTGTTGCTCAAGCAAAGGCGGACCGCCTCATCGAGAGGATGGAGAAGAACGCTGCCTTGCTGAAACGACGGGTTAAGCAGTTGCGTGGACTCAAGTTGAAGGTCGATGCGGCTTACGACCAAGCGATTAATGATATGGACGATGCGAACAGATCACTCGATGATCATAGGCACGTCGTAGAGTCGTTGAATCGCGAATTGATCATCCTGAAAGAAACGGCGATCCCTGTCCTGACCGCGGCCAATGAGTTGGCGTTGCAACGGTACGACGCAGACACCGCGGTTCAGGTCAGGCGCCAGGTTGCAATGGACCCTAGGATTACAAAGGAAGAATGACATGGCAAAGTCACTGGTCGAGCGAGCGAAGAGTGTTCAGCGTTATAGCACACAGAGGGGTAGTGCTTGGTATAAAAATCTCAATAAGAGGCAGAAGAAGCAACTCGATGAACTGATCGAGTTCTTGAAAAGTCACCCTGAGATCAGTATTCGTGGGTCACTTGAAGAGGTGCGTTCATGGATGAAAGAAGAGGGCCTGAAAGTCATGGGCCATACGACCATATACAATTACATAAGTAAAAGGTTGAAAGATGTCCCTGAAGAGCAAATTGGCCGATAAGGTCCAAGCTGAACGTGATAAACAGAAGGGTCAATTCACCGAAGGAACGAAAAACGGGATGACGCTGACGATGCGCTCCGATACCGTGCGGACGCTCGAAGGTGCCCTTGCCACATGCGAAGCCGATCTTGACGAATGGGAGGTTGATCGCTGGTTGGCGAACAAGTGGGATTGCGTCGCTAAGATTGAAAGGCCGGACGCTCCAGGAAAGACGCTGGCTGCGACCGAACTTTGGCAGGTGAAAATCTGGTTCAAAAGAAAGGAACCAGAAGTTAAGGTCGTTGAACAACTGATTCAGGAGATGAAAGACAATTCGTTCTATTATCCACAGCTGGTCGTCGAAGAGTGGGAGGATACCGAATACAGTAGGGCATTAGAGATAGACATCATGGACCCACATCTTGGGTTGAGATGTTTCAAGCCGAATTCGGATGCTGCTTGGGATCTTGACGAATGCGAAGAGTTCTGTCTGTGGGCTGTCGATGAGCTTGTCGATAGGGCGAAGCCGTATGGACCGTTCGATGAGATTCTGTGGCCGTTTGGTAATGACTTCCTTCATTCGGATAACATCTGGCATACTACGACAGGCGGTACGCCGCAGCCGGAACAGGAATCTTGGCACACGACATTCGAACGTGGCGTCAAGCTGGCTGTTGGAATGGCAGAGGCGCTGAAGAAGGTAGGGAAGAAGCTACGAATCGTCGAGATCAGCGGAAATCATGATCGTCAGACTTCGTTCTCTCTTGGTTGGGTACTATGGGCCTACTATCACAACGACGAGAACGTCGAAGTCGAAGTAAATCCAAGTCCGTATAAATTCTGGCAGTGGGGTGTCAATCTGGTAGGGTTGGATCATGGTCACTCGAAGAAGTTGGAACGGCTCGCTGCCCTGATGGCAAACGAGACAAGAATCAATGGTTGGCAGGATGCAAGGTATTGCGAGTGGCATCTAGGCGACCAACATCGTAAGGGATCTGGTCGACCGGTGATTATGACCGAACAGGGTGTCGGGGTTGAATTTTTGACTGGCCTGACACCAGCGAACGAATGGCACAAAATCAAGACATTCAATTGGCAACCGAGGGGAGCAACCGGTTTCGTGTGGGACAAGGATGAGGGGCCGCTGGCTCGTGTCCAGGTAAATATTGATTCGTATACAGGACGACCTATGGGAGAGTAAGATGACGGATGAACTTTGGGGAGTGCTTACGATACTGTGCTTGGCTTTTGTTCAGAATATCTCGTTTTCTGTCGTGAGCCGAAGTAGAAATCGGAACAACATGACGTACCACTTGATCGCTGCGTTTTTCAGCAATGGTATCTGGTTCCTCACGTTCCGAGAGTTGGTACGGGCAGATATGACGTTCATCCTGTTTGTCCCCTATGTTGTAGGGACGATCTCTGGTAGTCTGAGCGGTGTCAAGGTTTCAATGTGGATCGAGTCTTGGATAGGGGCCGAAGCTGATGGGCACGTCAAGAAGATTAACGTAGAAGAACTTGAAGCGCGAGTGGCCTTTTTGGAAAGTGGTCACACGCCGGAATGCAATGGAGTAGGTGAATGAGTTATGATACGAAGCGGTGGGAGAAGGCGCTTGGCGAATGCGGCAACGAGAAGTTTCTGAATGTGTTGCTCGAGATGATCGAGGTTCACAATAGGAAGTCGCACGATTATGCGTCGAAGGAGGACCCGCTGCAGAACGTCAGGACCGCTCAGGAGTACGATATCCCGACTTGGATCGGTGTCCAGATTCGACTGGACGATAAGCGAAACCGAATCAAGGGGGCAATCAAGAAGATTATCAAGGGGCAGGAAGTCGTGATGGCGAACGAATCGCTGCGAGACAGCTTTTCGGATCGATGTGTGTATAGCGTGATCGCACTGATCCTGCTAGATGAGTGGCTAGAAGAACAGAAAGCCATAGAGACCGATGAGTGATCCGTTTAAGAAAGCTCGTGACCGTTCCAAGGCGGTCGTGAATGCTGCGAGAGATGACGCCAAGAGGTTCAAGGCGGCCTTTGGTGGTCTGTCGATGGGTGCCGACTTTGGGATGGATTCTCTGACAGCGCAAGCGCGATACAAGGAGCGATATGCCCTGTTCCAAGGGACGGTGTACGCTGCTGTGAACGCGATCGCCTCAGAGGGTGCCAGTCAGCCGGTCTGTGTCGGTTATTATGCCGACCGAGACGATGGCGGTCCTGAGAAGGCGACGAAGGCGAGGATACCGTATCATAAGCTGCAGGATTCGATGCGCCAGAAGGCGGTCCAGCAGGATGTCGAGCTGTTGCCGAACGATCCGTGGATGGAGGTTTTGGAGAGGCCGAACCCGATTCAGGATAGGTGGCAGTTCACGTACATGCTGATCGCTAACCTTTGTCTCACCGGATGGTGTTACATCATTCGAGATAACGCCGATGGAGGTAGGGAGGAACTGTTTGCGGTTCCGACGACGTGGATCACTCCTTGTGGGAACGACGAGAACGGGAAGTTCAGTCGATTCCAGATGCAGAATCCGAAGAAACCAGCCGCAGAACCGGTGTTCTACGATGCCGACCAGGTGGCGTTTGCTTATCTTCCGAACCCATCCGATCCGCTTGCCGCCTTGGCTCCTGCCGCCAGTCAGATGAATGCGATCCGCGCGGATGATCACATCTGGACGAGCCGCGAGATGTTCTTCTCGAATGGTGTGTTCCCGTCCTGTGTGGTGACAGTCGGAAAGCGACCGTTCGGTGACCAGCAACTGCGCCCGACCCTAAGTGGGGCTCAACGTCGCCAGGTGTACTCTGCGATTAAGCGAGTCAGTGCTGGTGTTGCGAACTTTGGCAACCCTGCCATCGTCGATGGGCTCATCGAGAATATCGAACCGTTGTCCATGAATTCGACCGAGATGGGTTGGGAGAAATCGGAGGAGTCTGTCAAGGCTGCGATCCTGTCAGCCTTCTGTGTGCATCCGTTCATCTTGGGCGAATCGATCCCTGGCAGTTACAGTCAGTCGTACAACGTGATGGAGCGATTCTACAAGAGGGTCAATACGTACATTGACCTGATCGGGTGCGTCATCACGAACTTCGTCAATCTTGTCGACGGGTCGAACAAGGTCGTCTGGTGGGAGAAGTGCGAAGCCAGGGACCCGAGTCACGAGACGAAGATGGTCATCGAAGGGAGAAAGAACGGTGACCTGACGACTGACGAATATCGAGCTCGCCTTGGATATGGGCCGATGGATGAAGTGAAAGAGAAGCGGAGCAAACTGCTGGAGTCTGTCGGCGGCCTTTCTGGTGTCGTCTCGATGCAACAGGCTGTCGGTAGAGGCGAGATCACCCCTGCGGCAGCAGCGGCGTCGTTGGCCTTGTTCCTTGAGATCGAGGTCGAAGATGCGCTGAACATCGTCGGGGAACAGATTGTAGTCGAGGAGCCGGAACCTGTCGTCGAGGAAGATGACGAGGAGAAGCCAGAGGATGGCGAGGGAGAGGTTTCGGGAGGTTCAGAGGGTAAGGACACCTGATCGATGCTTTGAGGCCCAGGAAACGGCTCCTGGGAGAAGAACGATGGGAAAGTTTCTGAAGAGTGCCGACGATGTTGTTCAGCTTTGCATGGCCGTCGAGCAGAGGTTCGTCAGGCTGTTGAACGACTGGTTGGCCATCAGGCACGAAGAGTTGGCGCCACCACCAGAGCTGAATCAGGCGATGTTCCTGTGGAGAACCATGAGGATGCGCCACAAGAAAGCTCAATTCTTTCATACCTCGAACGAGCTCAAAGCACTTGAGCATGTCGCTCAGTGGACTCTCGTCATGAACTCAGAACTGAGAGGGCAGCCGGTTCAAGAGTGGAACTGGCAAGAGCGATGAATCTGATCGGTAAGGCAAAACAAGGGATAGCTGACGTTCAATGTCGCCGGCTTGAATTTCAACCGGGTGATCGAGTGATCGTACGCACGCATTGCAAGGTGGATGACGATTGGAAGAGGAAGATGAGGCGCTCGTTGAAGAAGTTTGCCGGATGCGAACTGAGGGTGTTCTTCATTCCGATCTTGGAATTTGACTTGGAGTTTCCGGATGCCAAATGAGCAGCAACCTGTCGATAAGCCCAAATATGGGGTTTTGAAGGATGACGACGAGGCGCTCACTCTGTACATGAAGAGTTGGAAGGAGTTTGATGACCTGTTCAACGAGCTGATGTTCTCTGGGTGCATGTTCACCCTTCGGCTTGAGGTGAAAGGTCAGAAGCGAAAACTCGTTCATTGCCGAGTGTCGAAAGATAAGCTTGAAACTCCAAATTCTCAATAATTCTCGTACACACCCTTTTCTGAGATGATCATTCTGATATAATTCCAAACTGATAACGCTAACGTCTCAGCGACTTCGGGAGCCACGACGGGTGCGAAACCAACGCAGGTTTTGTGTCCATCGTGGCTTTTTGTTTGGAGTGAACAATGAAGAATGTGACTTTTGGTTTGGGTCAAGCTGTTGGTCTTTCTGGTCGAACGCTGACCATTACTCGTGATGTTCGCGCTGGCGACGACACGCTTCCGCTGGCTGCTCAGTCGACGAGCGCGCTTGCTGGCAATGCCGAATCAGTTACGGTTGCCCTTCCAGATAACACCATCTGGAGGGCATCGCTTGTCGATACCCTGAATAGTGGCGAAGTTTCCGACGCCGATCAGTTGTTCTTCAACACGGCCGATCGGGTGTTCCCTGGTAAGGTGGCACATTCGGATAATCCTCGACTTCGGATTCTCTCCATGGAGGATCTTTCGAGTTCGTCCAGTTCCAGTTCGAGTTCCGACAGTTCGAGCTCTGCTTCGAGCGTCTCGTCTGTCAGTTCTGCTTCGAGCGATTCGTCTTCGTCTAGCGAAGGCACTTCGAGTTCGAGTTCGTCTAGTTCGTCATCGAACAGTTCGTCTTCGGCCAGCTCGGAAAGCTCGTCTTCGGAGTCAAGCGTATCGAGTCAGTCGTCGCCGTCGAGCTCGTCGCTGTCGGCTTCGAGTTCGAGTCAGTCGTCCAGCAGTTCGAGTCAGTCGAGTTCCAGCTGGTCCAGCCAGTCGAGTTCGAGCAGCTCGTCCAGCGTCTCCAGTTCGTCGATTTCGACTTCCAGCAATTCGTCAAGCTCGTCTTCGAGCGTTTCGAGTTCCAGTTGGTCGAGTATGGGCGAAGGCTAATACTGCATGAACAAGATCGTCGCAGCTTGGCGGAATCATCACGACCGAGAGCGATACTCGGGTCCGGATTCCGTCAAGCTGGATGACGATGGAAAGGTTTTATTGGAGAACAAGATGCCTCAAGACAAAGAACCGAATAAGGCGCTCCTACCAGAGCAATTGAACAACATCATTCGTGCGATTAAGAAGGGTGACGACGAGCGTGCTCAGTTCATCCTGACAAAGAGTGTCGCGACACTTGAGCGTCTCGGTCGTGAGCGAGATGAAAGTCGCGCCAGGAAGAAGATGCCGGAAGGGTCCGACCAGATCAAGCTTGGGTCGCTGCTCGCTTGGATGGACTCGATCGAACCGAAACATAAGAAGGCGATTCGTCAGGTCATCATGATCGACGCGACGGCCTTCGCTCGAATCAATTCCTGAGGTGAACCGTGGCAGACCGAATGACACATCAACAGCAGCTGCGAGTCGATGGCGCTGGCCTGATCGTAGCGCTGGCTGCTCAGAGTGAATATGAGATCGAGGTCATGAGGTGTCTACTCACGACCGATGCCAACACGACGATCGTTTTCGAGGATGAGGATGGCGTCGAGCTCGCTGGGCCGTTCATCATCGCTGCCAATGGTGGATTCGTGATGCCAAGTGACCAGTCTCAATGGGTGCGATGCACATTTGAAAAGGGACTGAACATCCGGGTTGGTGGCGCGGCGAACGTTGGTGGCGTCATCTGGTGGCGGGGTAATCCATTACAACGATCTTGATCTGGAGACAGACATGAAAAAATTGCTTGACGAAATTCGGTCGAGAGGCCAGAAGCAAACTGCGTTTGGTTATGGTATCCTGACCGCGGACAAGCACGTGCAGGGTGTGGCCGATGCCATCGGTATCGACTCCTGCTATCGGCATTTCGCCAAGGGACAAACGTCCTTTCATGACATCCTCCAGAAGGCATCTGAACAGTTGGTCTATTCCAATGAGGATCTTGGAATCGACGAGAAGCTCACGACGCTGAGCCGTCTCCCGGCTGCCCTGGAAGATGTGGCGATTCCGAAGAATACCCTGATGATCATGCGGAATACGATCACTTCGGATCGTACTGACAGAGATCAGGACATCCTTGTTCCGAACGGAGCAGAGCTCGATCCGAAGATGCCGCTGCTGTGGCAGCACATCCCGGCGATGCCGATCGGGAAGATGTTGGCAGTGGCAAACCGGAACGGAAAGCGAATCAAACTATGGACTGCGATCGTCGATGTTAACCAGACAGCCCATGATGCGGCCGTCATGTTCGACAATGATATGCTTCGGTTCTCTCATGGGTTCCGAGCACTCGATTGGGAGCCGATCACGGAGGAGAGGGATGGCTATAAGTACACGGTTGGCTACAAGGTCAAGCGTTACGAGATGATGGAGGAGTCGGCGGTGTCGGTTCCTTCGAACGTCGATGCGGAACCAGAAGCTATCCTGTCACTGGTCGAAGGTGGCAAGTTGACGAGCCCGATTATGAAAGAGATGGGCAAGCAGATCCGAGAGAACATGGCCGTTCAGGTGAGCGGCATCACCATGGAAAAGAGCGAGGAGAACGAAGATGTCGATGAAACAGTCGAACCTGCCGGACAAGAACCAGGAAAACAAGCGGATGGAGGAGAAGGAGACGAGACCGGCACACCAAAAGAAACCGATGGCGATCCCGGGGAAGACAACCAGGACGGGACCGAAGACAAGGAAGTGACCGAGGATCTTGTGGACCTCAAGGAGATGACCTTGGACGAACTGATCGATGTTCGCCAGGGAACCGATTGCAAGGACACGTTCAACCTGGCCGGTGAGATTCTCGCCGATCAGATCCAGGATGGACTGTTCTTCGACTGGGATCAGCGGGAACGCGCCTTGAAGTTCATCGCAGACTGTTATGCTGGGAATGTGAACCTCGACGAGTTCATTGAGGAGCACGAAGAGAAAGAGTTCACTGTCAAGGATGCGATGACCTTGATCCTGGCCAAGGCTACCAGGGACGAACGACAAGCACTATCCGATCAACTTGGTGCCCTCAAGACAATCGACGAGAGGACCGAGAAGACGAATCAGTATCGACCCTTTTTGGGTTGAACCGACGCGCCGTGACGTTCGCGGCGGTCTTATATGCTAGGTGATTTACAAAAGAGGTAAAGATGAAACTCACCAAAGCGCTGAAGAAGTGGCTCGAATCGAAGGGTCTGGTTGAAGCCGGAGCCGACGACGATGCCTACAAGAAGGCCGCCGCCGAAGCGATCGTATCGGGCGACCTGACAAACGACAAGCTCATCGAACTGACGACCGAAGAGGATGACGAAGCCGCATCGGCCGTGGACAAGCGGTTCGAAGCCTTGGAAGCCAAGTTCGACACTCTCATCGATGCTGTCGGCAATCTGGCTCCGAAGCAGGAAGTCGAAGAGGAAGTCGAGGAACCCAAGCACGCCGAAACCGAGACGAAGGAAGTCGAGACGGTTGGTGCCAGCAAGACGACTCAGGCCATCTCCAAGATGGGCGGAACTCCGACCGAGCCAGGCGAACCTCGCGTCAAGGACGCGATCGAAAGCTACGACTCGACCAAGTCGGCCATGCACTATCCGGATCGCACCCGGAAGGATACGCCTCACCGCTTCGCCGGCGAGCGCTGCACCCTTCGTGGTCGCGAACTGGACAACCCTTCCGACGCCGACAAGGCGATGGCAGGTGCATGGGCCAAGTTCCAGCTGTACTGTCAGACTCCGAAGCTGGCTGGCAATGCCAAGCAAGCCTGGGAGATCATGACCGACCACGAGAAGTCGCTTCTCACTACCCTCGCATCCGAGAAGTGCGACTGGGACAACTCGACCGACAAGAAGGATTTTGTCACGAAGGGTTACCAGAGTGAAACTGGTCGAGGCGTCAAGGCGCTCATCGACGACGTCGTCTCTGGTGGTCTTGAAGCTGCCCCGATCGTCTTCGACGACATGGTCATCTCGACCCCGCTTCTCTTCGGTGAACTGTACCCCCTCGTCAACGAAGTTCCGCTGGCTCGTGGTCGCCGGATCGAAGGCGTGGAAGTCGGCCAGGTGACTGGCTCGTGGGGTGGTGTGGACGACACGGCGATCAGCCTGTTCAACACTGCATCCTATGTCAGTGCCTTCGACACGACCGTGTACCGCTGGGAAGGCGCTGTCCAGATCGGCCTGGACTTCGTCTCGGATACGCCGATTGACTTCGGCTCGATCATCACCAAGCAGTACGGCGAGAAGTTGCTCGAGGATCTCGACGACGTCATCGCGGTCGGTAATGGTACGACCCAGCCGGAAGGTATCATGAACAGTGGCGCGACTGCTGTCGCCTTCGGTGGTGCAACCAGCCTGAGCAACTACGAATCTCTCCGATTCGGCGTTGGCAAGGCCGAGCACAAGGGTCCCGTCGGTAAGACGGCGGTGTTCTGCGGAAACGAAACGAGCTACAGCCGTGCGATCGGTCTCCCGGTCGGTGGTTCGGACACTCGTCGAGTCTTCGGCATGAATGGCGACACCAACTACGATGGTTACGCTATGATGCAGCGCGCCTACAAGATCAACGACACCCTGACGAATCAGCAGGTGTTCTATGCGATCTTGGGCCGGTACAGAATGTACCGCCGGAAGGGTTTCACCGTTCGGACGAGCACCGAGGGTGACACGCTGATCCGGAACAATGAAATGCTCATCGTGGTCATGGCTCGCTACGGCGGCCAACTTGAACGAACCGCTTGCGCTTCGCTCACGACCACGGCAGCTGCCTGATAACCCACCGGGCTGGCCCCGGTTTTAGCCGCCAAAGTCCGGGCCCTCTCGCGAGGGCTCGGGTGGCGGGCTACGATACTCCGTTGCAACGCCAGCTCACCCGTTTTCGTTCTTCGGCGGGTGAGCTGGTGGAATCAAACTTAGAAGAACGATCAGAAGAACGAAAGAAGAACTATGGTAACGCAAGTCGAAAAGAAACAAACGAAGACCGTCATGCCATTCACTGTGATGGCCGACCATCCGCGAAATGCTGACCTCGTGTTGGCGTGTCTTGAGGGTAGCCGAATGCGCTCTCAGATCAAGCACAACAAGTCGGTGTTCGCACGGAATAAGAAAACCGGAGAACAAGAAGAGCGCCCGACATCGGCCAAGCTGATCGAGGGATTGCCGGCGAACATTCCTGGCATGACGCTCCACATCGATCCGGTCGAACTGAAATACGAGATCACTGACCCTCTCGCCGAGGATGAAGAAAAGCTCGAACAGATCCAGGCTGCCATTCACAGTGCGCACGGGGTCAAGACCGGAATGAAACTCCGGCCTGCCCAGTCGAAGTTTGGTACGCTCGATAAACACCGCATGAAGACGCTCGTTCGCGAGGTCTTGACCTTCGTCGGTGACGGAGCCATGAAGTGTGTCGAGGGGATTCTGCCAGAGCTCGAAGACGTCAACGCGATGGACGGGAAGTACCTGCAGAATCCGTCGAACCGAGGCCAGTACAACCAGCCGAAGTTCGAAGAGGATATGCCGGAATGGATCGACTCCTTGAACAGGATCAGATGATGTGGCCGGAACAAGCACTCAAGTCCGTTGGGAATGGTTCATCTCGCGATACATGGCGAAGCTGAACAAGTCCCTGCGGGCTAGGGTGACCTTGGCCACGACTCACCTCAAGACCGAGGTGGTGAAGAACATAAGCAAGCCAGTCACGGTTACGACCGGACCGAGGGGTGGTAGAAAAGTTAGTGGACGGTCGAAGCGTGGAGAGTTTCCAAGGGCGGAAACGTACAACCTCGCTCGTTCGATCTTCGCAGAAGTGAGAGGGTCGGGCGATCAGGTTCATGGGACGGTGTCGACGCCTGAGGATTATGGATTGATACTTGAGACGACGATGGATAGATCATTCCTCTTGAGGACACTGATCGAACAGAAACCGATGATCAAGAAGATCATAACCGGCAAGAGATTGTTATGAGCGGAAATGCAGACCTCGAAAAGGCGATCGTAACCGCCTGGAATGCATCGTCGCTCAACACCTTGTTCAAGCAGTTCTGGGATTCGAGTCGGGATTCGACTCAATTCCGGGTCCTCTGTGGAGAGAGGGCGTCGCCGAAACAACCTTGGCCGTACTGCGTTATGGACTACCCGGAAGGTGCTACGTTCATCGTGGCGAGGATGCGAGGAGCCGGGAACAGCAAGATGCAAGAGATCAGGGATGTACGTTTCAGGTTTTCGATTCATGCGAAACAGACCACGTACGATGGAACGCTCTGGCCGGCTAAGAAGTTGGCAAACCATTTGGCGAACGAGTTGATGAAGGTTTACGGAGGTCACCCGACAGATAGTCCGGCGACCTTGACCCTGGACAACGGTGAAGTTCTTACGGTCATGTACGACAATGACTATGGCTTCGTCGAGGGCAACAACGAATACGAACGAATAATCGAATATGTGTACCGGCTCGATGTTCCGGTAGCGATCTAAGGAGATAACGATGGTGCTTCAAGTTTCGAATCCGGTGTTTCAGCTTCGCATGACCGGCTCGTTGCAGAACGTCCTTACGGACGGGAGCACGACTCAGGTTTCTCAACCGTCTTTGAATCACAAGCCGACTCTCACGAGCGGTTTCGGGGCGGGTCAGATCAATCGAGTCTGGGAGTCGAAGAGCCGAGTGCTGGCAGCCGATGATCAAGAGATCTTTGACCTGTACGACATGGTCGGGATCGACATCGGAGGTGGAGCCGGTCGAGATGCCTTGGGTCAGACGGTGGCCTACGAAGAGATCGCGGCCATCGCGATCATCAACGAGAACTCCGTCAGTTCCACTGGAACCCTGGAGGTGACTCCATCGTCGTCGGAAGGGTGGACACCGATTGGGTCACACACGAATGCCAATGGCGGAGAGATCAGCGCTCAGGGATGTCTCGTCAAGGCGGGTTTCGGTGAGGTGGGCTACGATGTCCCGTCGGACGGGAACAGCCGAATCACCGTCAAGGCCCTGAATGCTGCTGTCACTTATTCGATTCACATTTTCGCGCGGAACGACGACGGGGAGTCTTCGAGTTCGTCGAGCGATTCCAGTTCGTCTTCGTCACTGTCCGCATCCAGTTCATCGCTGTCAGCTTCGAGTTCGAGTCAATCGTCCTCGTCTTCGTCGCTATCCAGCGAGTCGTCTTCGAGTCTTTCGAGCCAAAGTTGATGGCCAACCGATAGGAGAAAATCATGAGTTCGTTGAACACTGTTACCGGTCGGAACGGGGAACACGTGGTTGGCAGCACCCGAGTGGCTCGTATCACTCAGTGGCAGGTCAACCCGACCCTGGCGACCAAATCCGAGTGGGGCGATTCCGACTGCGACGGTTACACCGCGCGGGCGGCTGGACGAAGGGATGCCACCTTCACCTCCGAGGGAAAGTATGACACCACGAACGAGGTCTGGGATCTGTTCCAGCCTGGCGACGTGGCGATCAGCGTCCTATGGATGAACGCTGCCCTGTACTGGGATTTCCCGCGATCGCTCTGTGACGATTTCAACCTGACGGTTAATGTCGACACTGAAGAGGTGATCGGTTGGACTGCCGGTTGGGGTGCCGACGGTATCTATTACTATCCGGGTCAGAGCGGCGCGACTACGCGCACTTTGCCCTCCTGATGAATCCTTCCCCCTAGGACGGTCAATGCCGTTTCTCGCCGTCCTAGGGGCCTAATTTGCAACGGGAGAGAAACGATGAGAGTGAATCAGGTGAACGAGGTCGAGTATCACCTGCTCGACCTTTGCGGTTGTGACGAATGCGTGAAAGCGCGAGACAAGTCCGCCTCTATGCCTCCTTCGGTGGCCCACGCTATGGGTTTCATCTCTAACCGAAGCGAAGGCGGATCGGTCGCAGCCAAGTTGAGTAAAGAAGAACGAACCTCTGGAGATTGAACGATGTCAGAAGATGTAGCACGAGCCGTTGGGGCCGAAGGTACGACCGCTGTGTTGATCGCCGGTAAGGAGTGCACCCCACGCCCACTTTCCATTCGAGAGTTGACACAGGTGCAGCGCAAGTGTGTCGAGATGTACAAGGAGAACTACCTGAAAGATTTCGCAGCTGGTGTTAAGTTCCTCGACAATAGCCAGGAGTTGATGATTGCCGAGGCGAGGACGGTGGCCAGATGGGATGTCAGTGACTTGCCGACGAAGTCAGTCTATGAACCGAGCTTGATCGACCTGACTGACAAGCTTCGAGAGCACGTTCAGCATTTGTTTAGGGCCGATGATGATATTGTTCAGAATGACATGCGCTGTCGGCGCCTGGTGGCTGGTGCCCTCGATCGAGAGATGATATCCCCGGATGACTACAAGAGATTGACGGGTCAGCGGGTTCGGATGATGAAGGTTCCGTACGACGCCTGGTGGACGACTGGCACTGTCGAAGGGATGGTCGAGATTTCCTATCAGGCGTTCAAGCAGAGCGGCGTCACGCGCGAAGACATCTACAACGAGATGGTCGAGAATCAGACGAAGATGACCGAGGTGTCCCGGCAGGTTGAGAATCTTTCTCAGCCATCATTGGGAAATGGATGAAGGCCGTCGGAAACGAGAAGTCCGACGGCGGAGACATAAGGTGTTGCGGGTTGCTCTTCGGGGTTTCTCCGAGGATGATCAGACTGGTTTGCGAGAGTCCGAACGTCATCGACAGCAAGGCGAGAGGACAAGTCTGCCTGACCCCTGGTCAAGTAGGCGATATGACGATCGATCAGATCTACTTCCTGCTGACGAAACTGGAGAACCTTCGGTCGGATGGATTCCAGGCGAAGAAGGCACCAGCTGAGGTCATGGCACTAGGAGACGCCGAAGGGGTCAAAGCAAGATCGGCGGATGGAACACCGATCACCCTGAAGTTTGGAGGCGAATCGCTGGCAAGCAGACTGGCGAAGGGTGAACAACAGAAGGATGATCGAGCCAAGCGGCGAGAACGACGCCGGAAGAGACGAGAGAGAATTCGCAAGCGGAGGGAGAGGAAGAAATAATGGGGATCGAAATCGCCCGCGCCTTCGTTGGCATCTTCGCAGATACGTCCCGCTTCCGCAGAGGAGTCCGTGACATTCGTCGACAGATGGGTGGCATCACGCGGGTCGCTGGAGGGATGTTGGCGGCTGCTGGTGTTGGTGGTTTTGCTGCGTCGATCTTGAAGGCGAACAAGATCACGATGAACTTTGAAAAGAGACTCATCGACGTGAGGGCCAACGCTCGTCTGCTCGGAGCCGAGAACGATGCGACGTTCGCTAAGATGGAGAAGAAGATTCGAGACCTTGGCCGGACGACTCAGTTCACGGCTACTCAGGTTGCGGATGCTATGAACATGCTTGCTCTTGGTGGTCTGACCGCCGAGGAAGCGATTGCTGCGATTCCACACGTCCTCAACACAGCCATCACATCGAATATGGAACTGGCTGAAGCATCCGAGGTGGTCATCGACAATATGCGCAAGTACGGCATGGTGGCTTCGGATACTGCTAGGATCGGCGACGTTCTTTCGTCTGCCCAGTCGAAGGCGCAGATCACGGCT